TGGAAGCCAAGTGCTGGCGCACAACATATTCGTATTCTGCCTACAGCAGATGGCGACCCGTTCCGTGAATTCCACTTTCACTACAATGTAGGAAAGAATCCTGGAATCTACTGCAACAAGCGAAATGATGGTGGTGAATGCCCTATCTGTGACTTCGCATCTAAACTTTGGCGAGAAGGTACTGAAACTGACGATCAAAACCTCAAAAACGAAGCTAAAAAATTGTTTGCTCGAAAGCGTTACTACTCACCTGTATTGGTTCGTGGAAATGAATCTGAAGGTGTTAAAATCTGGGCTTATGGAAAGACTGCCTATGAAACTTTGTTGGGCTACGTGCTTGATCCTGATTATGGAGATATCACAGACCCTCAAACTGGTACAGACATCAAGTTGACTTACACTCTTGCGTCTGGTCCTGGTGCTTTCCCTAAAACTGCTCTTCAGCCACGACGTCGTCCATCAATCTTGTGCGATGATGCTGTTGGAAACTGTGAAGAGTTGTTGGACTCAGTCCCTGTTATCGATAATCTGTTTGAGCGTAAAACTGCTGATGAAGTACAGGCTCTGTTGGATGGTTACTTGTCCTCCGACGATCTAGCGGAGTCTTCTTCTAATGAGACTCAGCGCGGCAAACAGCAAACAGGTCAGGATGTAGATAAGGCTTTCGCGGCATTCATGAATGATGAATAAGTCATAGAACCTCCTGTGTTGTAAAGGGTTTTTCGGTCATCTTTCCCTCGGTTTAAAAAGATGGCCTTATTTTATTTAAAGGAGAGACTATGATATGGAAAACAACTGTGGATCAGAACATCAAGAACGTTGATCTCAGAGCAAATCCCGTAATCATTCGGGTCAACAAGTTTGATGAGCAATCTGCTGCTGAATTCGCAAATAAAATGGCTTCAGCACATAACACAGGTCAAAAGGTAATTCCTGTGGTTATTGACTCTTATGGAGGGCAAGTATATTCTTTGATGAGTATGATCGCTTCCATCAAGAGTTCTGAGTTGCCTGTCGCGACAATCGTCGAAGGAAAGGCTATGAGTTGCGGAGTTATTTTGTTCTCATGTGGAACGGAAGGATATCGCTATATCTCAGACGACGCAACATTGATGATTCACGATGTAAGCAGTGGCTCTTGGGGTAAAAACTCGGAGATCCAAGCATCAGCAAAAGAAACAGAAAGGTTGAATGATAAGATTTACGACATTCTTGCAGAGAACTCAAACAAATCAAAGAAATGGTTTCATAAGAAACTAAACAAGAAAGGTCGCGCTGACTGGTTCATTGAAGCAGAAGAAGCAATTGATCTTGGCTTGGCCGACATGGTTGGCTTGCCGAAACTAGAAATAAAAGTAAAATTAGATATAGACTTACAATAGGAGCAAACATGACTACGTTACTAATGACTTTATTCTTCGCTTGCGGAGAGAAAGAAGAAGACTCGGCTTTGACCGAACCGACGTCTGAACCTGTCGAGGAAACAACTGAAGAGGAAGTTTCTGAAGAAACTGGCTCAACCGAAGAAGAAAGTGGAGACACTGCATCTGAGGAGCAATAATGACCAAAGCAGGTAAGATTGATATTAACTCGATGAAGAAATTCGTCAACAAAAAAGTTGGGCTTGATATCGCCCATGATTTAAACGAAGACAATCCTACCGAGGTCAAAGAATGGATTCCGACTGGCTCGCGCTGGTTGGACTCTATCATTTGCCGAGGTCAAATGGCTGGTATTCCCGTTGGGAAGATTACAGAACTGGCTGGATTGTCTTCGGCTGGTAAGTCCTATATGGCTTGTCAAATCGCATCTCAAGCTCAAAGCAAAGGCCATTGTGTTGTATACTTTGACGCTGAGTCTGCAATAGATCCAAACTTCTTAACGAACTCTGGTATCGATATCAACAATGATTTCTTGTACATCCAAGCAGTCTCGGTAGAGAAAACCTTGGAAACAATTGAGGATCTAATGACTGAATATTCAGAGACACAGTTTCTATTTATTTGGGACTCCATCGCAGCGACTTCTTCCGAGAAGGATCTCGAAGGCGACTTTAATCCTCAATCATCAATGGCGGTAAAGCCTCGGATCTTTGCAAAAGCATTTCCGAAACTCACTATCCCATTGGCCAATCAGCAATGCACACTTTTGCTGATCAATCAACTAAAAACCAATATTACTAGTAATGTAGCAGAAGCCATGACGACTCCCTATGTCGCCCCAGGCGGTAAAGCAATTGAATACTTCTGCTCTCTTAGAATATGGCTTACAAAGCGTAAAGCGAAAGCCGCACATGTCCTAGACGACAGTGGTCTTCGTATTGGCTCTGAAGTTAAGGTTAAAGTTGAGAAGTCTCGCTTTGGTTCTGAAGGTCGCACATGTGGCTTTAAGATTTTGTGGGGCAAAGACGTGGGCATCCAAGATGAAGAAAGTTGGCTTGAAGCCTTGAGAGCGTCTGGCTCTAATCGCTTTAAAGCTGGTGCGTGGAATAAGATTTACGACCGTGATGGTAAAGAATACAAGTTCCAACGCTCACAATGGACAACAAAGTTGAAAGACGATGAATTTAGATCTATTGTGTTCGACATCATGGATGAAGAAATCATTAAAAAGTTCGAAGCCGAAGGTCACAACTTTGGTCTCGAAGGAGAGTCCGATGAAGGCTAAAGCCTGAAGGAACTTAATAGCCTCGTTGGTTCGCCATCGGGGCTTTTTTTGTATTTTATACTTGACAAAACTTGTGCAATATGTTATAATAATATAAACACGGAGGACAAATGAAAAATGTTATGACTTATTAGAACTTATGTTATGTAACACCTATTTATTACATAACAAATGGAGGTTATAAGACATGACTATTGGAATTTATAAAATCACCAACACTATCAATGAAAAATTTTACATCGGCAGTAGCAACAATGTTGAAAAACGATGGGCATCCCATCGCTATCACTTGAGACACAATAAGCACCACGCTGAACACCTAAATCGAGCATGGAATAAATATGGAGAGAGATCTTTCGTTTTTGAAATTCTAGAAGAGACCAGCGAGGACTTGTTGCTAGAAGTGGAGCAAAAATACCTTGACAACGATAGGCCGTGGGATCCGAACAATGGATATAACAGTTGCCAATACGCAGGTAGATCAACGGGCAGAAGACACTCTGAAGAAACAAAGAAGTTGATAGGGGAAACTCACAGAGGGAAAGCGGTGACACAAGAGAGTAGAGAAAGAATGAGGCAATCAGCATTAAAAAAGCCAAAGATTTCAGAAGAGACGAGAAAGAAAATGTCGAAAGCACGCAAGGGTCAAGTACCATGGAATAAAGGCGTGAAACAAACTGACGAGACCAAAAACAAGATCTCAAAAGCCATGAAAGGCAAAGAAAGCGGCTCGAAAGGGTATCGTTGGACCGAGATACAAAGAACCAAACTAAAAGAAATCAGAAAATCTGGAACTGAGAGCCCTCGAGCAAGATTCAACAAGCAAGAAGTTATACAGATAAGAAGAATGTTTGTGGAAGAAAACAAGACACAAACCGCACTTTCTAAAATATTCAAGTGCAGCAGGGGAGCTATCAAGAATGCCCTGCTGAGATACGAAGATGTTTTGGAACTAAGAGAGAAAGTAAATAATAAATATTACAACATGGAGAACAAATGAAAAACGTAATTATTATAGATGCATTAAACCAATTCCTTCGGAATTATGTGGTGTCTCCACACCTAAACAAAAAAGGATTGCCTGTAGGCGGCACCATTGGCTTTCTAAAGTCTTTACAGAAGGTCGCTAGGGATTTTGACGCTGAAGAGATTATCGTGGCTTGGGATGGCCATGAGGGCTCTGCAAGACGACGTTCTATGAATAAGGACTATAAGGGTGGGCGCAAACCTGTGAGGTTTAACCGCCGCATGGTTGAGTTATCACCAGAGAAAGAAGAAGCGAACAAGGGATATCAGCAAGTAAGACTGATGGAGTACCTTAATCAGATGCCTGTGATCCAACTTGTTGCAGACTTCACAGAAGCAGATGATATCATCGCGTTGGTGATCAATCATGATAGATACGCCGGATGGAAGAAGACCATTATATCAAGCGATAAAGACTTCTTTCAATTGTGTCGAGAAGATGTTCAGATTTACCGACCAATTCAGAAAAAAATTATTACTGAGGAAAGCATCATCGATGACTTTAAGATTCATCCAAAGAACTTTGCATTAGCGAGAGCAATTGAGGGAGACAAGTCGGACAACCTTCCGGGAGTCAAAGGTGCTGGTCTCAAAACCATTGCTAAGCGCTTTCCTTATCTTGTTCGAGAAGATGAATACGAAGTTTCAGACATCATTAGGGACTGTGCGATGCAAGGCAAGAAACTAAAGATACACGAGAACATTGAGAAGAACCAAAAGCTAATCAAGGACAACTATGCGATCATGCAGTTGCAACACCCCAATATCAGACCAATGAACAGG